GCCACGATGCGCAGCGTCCACTGCACGATCTGGGGATGCTCCTTGACCCAGGCACGCATGCCTTCGGTCATCTCGCGCAGCGTGCCCAGCACGGCCTTGAGGTCGGACTCGATGGTCGAGCCCATGTCGCTCAACAGGCCGTTGTAGCTGTCCTTGACGGACTCGTATTGGGCCGAGACCGAGTCCTTCAGGATGGCCACGCGCCCATCCAGATCCGCCTGTGACTTGAGCTGGGAGGCGATCTGCTGGTAGCCGCCCGGGCCCTGCTGGATCAGCGCCTCCAGGGCCTTGCGCGTCTGCGCGTCGCCGCCGGCCAGCTTGTCCAGCGCAGCGGCGCGCAGCTTGTCGCTGCCCAGGCTCTGCAGCTTTTGCAGCTGGGCCATCATCTGCTCGGTACCACCGAACTGGCCGCTGGCGTCCTTGAAGTCCAGCGACACGCCCTGGCCCGCGAGCATCTTGTTGACCTGGCCCAGTTTGGCCGGGTCCATGGAGTTCTTGACCAGGTTGCCCACGGCCTTGCCGGCGGCCTCGCCGCTGATGCTGGCATCGTTGAGCATGAGCAGCAGCGGCGCGAACATCTGTCCCGATCTTGCGCCCTGCTGTCCCAGCTGCGGCAGGGCCTTGCCGATGGCGTCCAGGCCCTTGACCATGCCTGTGGGGTCCAGTCCCAGGTGGGAGGTGCGCTGCACCGTGTCGGCCAGTGCGGCCATGTCGCCCGCGCTTGCGCGGGTGGCCTGCTGCAGCTGCGCCGCGAACTCGCCGGCCTCCTTGGCGGGCATGTTCAGCACCGCGCCCAGGTTGGCCGCCTGCCGGGCCACGCCGCCCAGCACATCCTGCGAGGACACGCCCTGGCGCTGCAGCTGGTTCATCATCGCGATGTAGTCGGCCGTGCTGCCGGGCATGTCGGTGCCCAGGCTCTTGGCCAAGTCCAGCACCTGCTGGTAATCGGCGCCCGGCTTGCCATTGCTGCCCGCCATGGTGGCGCGCAGCTGTGCGGCGGCCTGGTCGTCGGTCATGAAGGCCTGGCTCACGGCGCGCACGGGCGCCAGCATCTTGCCGCCCGTCTCGCGCAGCGCCTGGCCGCGATCGGCCAGGGTCTTGCTCTGCTCGCGCAGGGCGTCGATCCTCTCCAGCCGCTGGGCGGCCGGTGCCACCACCTTGCGCTGCTTTTCCATCTGGGCCGTGGTGGCGCGGATGTCGTTGTGCAGCTTGCGCTCGTGCGCCGACAGGTTGCCCGTGTCCACGCCCGCGCCACGCAGGCCTTCGCGCATGTCCATCAGGCGCGATCGCTGCGTGGCGCGCAGCAGCGCCAGGCGCTCTTCCTCGACCTGGGCCGAACGCAGCGCGCGCAGCATGGCGCGCGAGGGCTGTTCGCCCGCGCCCGATTCCAGCCGCAGCTGGGCCATCTGCTGGCGCGCGCCACGCAGCCGTGCCGTGGTGTCTGCCAGGCCGCTGCGCAGCGCGCGGTAGTCGCCCAGCTGGGTTTGCTGCTGCTGCAGCTTCTTCAACTGGTCGACCGTTTCCTTGAGTTCCCGGGCCGTGTTGCTGCTGGTTCTTCCTAGCAGCGCCAGGGGCTGGTGCACGCGCTCGGCCTGCTTGAGCACCTCGTCCAGGCGCAGGGTGTCAACGGCCATGGAGGGCTCCCTGGCCGGTGCGGTGTTGGCGTTGGGTGGAGGTCATGGGCAAGGGGCGTGCAAGAGAGGGGCGAGAGGCGGGCGATGGAGTGGAGGTGGTGCTCAGTCCTGGCTCAGTCCTGGCTTTCATAGCGCTCGCGCGCCCGTTCATGCCATTGGCCGAGTTCGGCCAGCGACATGTTCTCCATGTCCGCCGGCCGCCAGTGGAAGACCATGGCCAGGTCGGCCATGGCGTCCTCTACGCGCTCGGGAATTGCTCCCTCTGCGCCTTCGGCACCAAAAAAGAGGCCACCTCCGTACCCAGGGTCACCAGGTCGGCGGGGTCCAGCTGCAGCACCTCGGCCTTGTGCAGCATGGGCTCGGTCACGCGCGGCAGCAGGGTCTGCAGCGCGGTCACGTTCATGTGCAGCAGCTCGACCAGCGACAGGCCGCGCAGCGCGCCGGCATTGGGGCGGCGCACCATCACCCGGGCCAGGTCGCCGCCGGGGCGCTTGAGCGGCACGTCGAGCGTGATCTCGCGCGCATCGCCCGATGCGAGGGCGGCCGCATTGGCGGCAGCCTGGTTCTGGAGGTCTTCCTGGGGCTTGGTGGTGTCCATGGTGTGTCAGCGTTCGGGTGAAGAAAAGAGGAGGACCGGGCCGGCCGGCCCGGTCAGTTGAGCCAGGCTCAGATGCCCAGCGCGGCGCGGACCTGGGCCAGGCGGTCGATGCCGTTGACGACTTCGACGAAGTTGACCGGATCGATCTCGATCAGCACCTGGCCGTTGATGGACAGGCGGTAGTAGCTGACGGCCAGCTTGTACTTGATCTCGGTCTTGTCGCCGGCCTTGGCCTTGCCGGGGTCGAACTCCGAGAAGCGGCCACGCATGACCACTTCCAGCGAATCCACGCCTTCGCTGTCATCGCCCTGCAGGGCGCCGGCGAAGCGCAGCAGCACGCCGTCGTGGCGCAGCGTGCCCCAGGTGGAGATCAACTCCTTCATGTAGCCGGCAGCGGTCAGGTCGGCCTCGATGGCCTCCATGCCGAAGTCCAGGCTGACCTCGCCGTTCATGCCGCCGGCGCGGTACTTCTCCATCTTGCGGGTGAGCTTGGGCAAGCCCACTTCGGGCATGTCGCCGATGTACGAGTTGCCATCCACGAAGGTGGCGAAATTCTTGAGAGAGCGAGGCAGTCCCATGGTGCTTTTCTCCTGTGTATACGGTGTGTTCGGTGTATTGGGTGTGTCGGGTGCGGCCGCCGCTTACTGGCCGGTGCCCACGCGCAGGGCGAAATCGGCGAAGTAGCGGTCGGTGATGCGCTGGCGAAAGCCCAGGTCCTCCAGCGGAGGCACGGGCGTGTAGTCGTAGTCCAGCACCAGCTTGCCGGCCTTGAGCGTGGCGGTCTCGTTGACCGTTTCGTCGTACCAGGCCTTGCCGTCCAGGATGTAGCCCAGGGCCTTCAACTCGCGGAACTTGGTGTTGATGCCTTCCAGGATGTCCTTGACCAGGCTGGGGTGCATGGGCTTGTCCACGGCCCAGAAATGCGCCTCGGCCATGGTGTCGGCCAGCACCTGCGCGGTGCGCACGCTGGACTCGAAGCGGAACAGCTCGCTGTCCGTGCAGGTGCGCGAGCCCCAGAAGCGGTGGCCCTGGCTCTGGATCAGCGTGGTGATGCCGGCCTGGTTGAGGATGCCGGCCTCGGTATCGGGGCTTTGCAGGTCCCAGTGCACATCGCGCGAGATGCCCAGCACGCCGGACAGCGGCACGTTGGACAGCGTCTTGTGCCAGCCCTGCTCCTGGTCGATGCGCGCGCGCAGGCCCAGGGCGTAGGCCACGGGCGAGGCGTCCTGCACGGCAGCGGTGGACAGGTCCAGCGCCTTGAAGCCGGGCCACAGCAGCATCAGCTCGCGCTGGCCGAAGTGCTCGCGGTAGGCCTGGGCCTCGGCCACATCGTTGCCGATGGCCGCTGCATACGCAAAGCCGCGCAGCTTGATGGCCACGGACGCCAGCGCGTCGGTCACGGCCTGGCTGTCCAGGCCCGGTGCGCCCAGAATGCGCGGCTTGACGCCGAGCTGGGCCTGGGCCGCCAGCAGCGCCTGCAGGCCCGTGTACTGGTTGCCGGCGGTGGTGCCGATGACCTTGGCGTCCTGGTCGGTGCGGCGCTCGGCCTCGGTGGCGCCTTCGCCATCGGCCACGCGAACCACGACCAGTACCGGGCGGCACTGCTCCTTGATGGCGTTCAGCGCCTGGGCCAGCGTGCCCTTGGTACCGGCCTTGCCGATGGCCGCATCGACCTTGGTGACCAGCACCGGGCGGTTCAGCGGGAAAGTGGCCGCATCGGCGTCGCTGGCCGTGGCCACGAGGCCGATCACGGCCGTGGACACGATGCGGATGGAATTGATGCCTTCGCTCACTTCCGTGACGCGAATGCCATGATGGAACGGGGCTGTCGCCATGGTGTTCTCCGGGTTGGGGGGTGGTTGGGCCGTGGGGCTGTCGTCAAAAAGGGGTGGTCACGGCTGTTCGTGGGCTTGTACGGGGCCGTCCAGGATCTCCTGGGCGCGCCCCGCGGCGATGAGTCCGAAGGCCTCGAACTGGCGCAGGCTGTCGGCCAGTTCGGGGTCGTCAAGATCGAGTTGCCGCGCCTGCTCGATGTCCTTGAGCAGCGAGCGCAGCGTGGCCGCGTTGAGCCGGTCGGCCTCGCCCGCCTCGGCACGGTCCACCACGGCCCACTCCAGCGCCGTGCGCTCGACCACGGTGAAGCGGCGGCGCAGGGCATGGGGGGTGATGTGGCGGGGGGCGGATTCGTTGGACGCTGTCTGGTCTTCAGGCAAGGCTTGCGCCACGTCTTCCCAGTGCGTGCCGGTCCAGCGGCGGCCGAGCACCGAGGTGTCGTAGCGGGGCAGGGGCAGCAGGTCGGGAGCGTTGAGCTCGGCGTGCGTTTCCGTGATGGCGAAGGCCACGCCGGCGGGGGTGAGCTGGGCGTAGTGGTGGGGCATTTATTTGTACTCCACCAGTTCCCAGCTACAGCTTAGTTCTGTAGTTTCTCCTGTCCATGCATAGCTGCCGAACCTCACCTCCAGAGAAGTTGAGGATATGAGTTGTATCCGGCCGTTGAAGCAACCGGCAATAGAGGTGCTCGAATAGCCATATCCGCAGATCCCCAGTAGATTGAGTTGGCTTTTGCTTGGATTAACTGCTGCTACTGCAATGGTGCGCCCAATGCTCTTCTCAATGGGGGCAACGATGATGATGCCTCGCTGAATGCTCTTGATTGCACTGCCGTTGCTCATTTGGATAGTCAGACCTGCAACTTCACTGCGGGTGGCTGCCACGGCGCTGCTCAACGCAGCAATATCCGCCCGCGTCTTCACCAGATCGGCACTGATGACGGCATCCAGACTCATGCAGGCACCTTTGCGCAAGCTGCGGTGTTGGCGGGATCGACAGTGATGGTTTGTGTCATGCTGAAGTTCATGCAGCGAAAGCGGCCTGGTTGTCCTTGCAGGGCCTGGCGCCTGCCGCCTGCAAGGCCGCTGGCGCTGTGCCCGGGTTGCATTGATGTTCTCGCGGCGGGGGCATGGGCGCCAGCGACCTTGGCTGTGCCGGAGGGCTGCACAGAGGCTTGCTTTTGCACCGGTTCGGGGTGCAGATCAGAAACGGAAAAGCCCCGGCCGCCCAATAGGTGCCGGGGCTTTTGCAGGTGGAGATGTCAGGGGCGTTCGCCGGGCTGGACGAGGGCTCCGAGGATCTCGCTTGCGCGGCCAGGTGCGATCAGTTGCAGGTCCTCGATCAGCCGCACGCCGGCGGCTACGTCCGCATCGTCCAGGTCGATGAAGCCGGCCTGCTCCTGGTCCTTCAGGCAGGCGCGCAGCATGGCGGCATCCTTGCGCTGTTTCTCGCTGGTGTCGGCACGGTCCACGGCAGCCCATTCGATGGCCGAGCGTTCGGCCAGGGTGAAGCGGCGGCGCAGTGCCAGGGGGGTGATGTGGCGTGGGGCAGAAGTGGACACCGTCGTGGGCGGGGGGGTGAACAGGCCCGTGGTGGCGTCATGCAGCCAGCCTGGAGAGGCGTCGCCACACGGGATCCAATCCGGTAGATCAGTCTCGGAAAGCACGATGTTGTCTACCACCGCTTCGATGACTTTTGCATAGCGTTCCATGGTCAATACTCCTCGATGCGAATGTAGCCACCAGCACCAGGGGTCGCCGCGCGGGTAGGGTAGCTTCCGCCTCCTCCTGCGCCGTATCCCGTGGGATACGTGGCATCGACGGTGTTGTTGCCGCAGACGCCTCCAACCCCCATGCTGGAAGAGCCCCCAGCCTGTGCTCCCACATTGCCGGGTGTTATGCCATGGCCTCGCCGCGTCGATTGCGTGGTCGGATAGGCTGGAAAGTCGAAATCACCGGTCTGGCCTGGAGGCCCCCCGTCCACTGAGAGCAGCCCGAGTCTTGTATTGCCTCCGCGGCCCGAGCTGCCTGCGCCAACTTCGTAGGTCGCACTTCCTGTGAGAGTGATTCGCCGATAGAGTTCGTCGCCAGCACCTCCACCCGTTCCGATGCGCATTCTTGTGTTGGAGTACGAGTAGCCAACAGCTCCGGCACCCCCGGCACCTATCAACCAGACATATTGGTAGCTGCTCTCGGGCAGAAACGTATGCGTGCCGGCGCCCCAGGTGTAGATGGTTACCCTGAGCGGCTTGCGCGCAGCGGCCGTCCCCAAACCGGCCAACGTACTCTCGATCTGCGCCAGCTTTGTCGTCAGCGCAGTCGTCTGCGACTGCACCGTGTTGACCTGACCCTGCAGCGCCTTGACGCCTGCATTCGTGATGGGATCGAAACTCATCCCTGTACCTCCGTAGCATTGACCCCCGACACCCGCCCCGTGGCGGTGTCGTAGGCATAGGTTTCCGTGCGCACGCGCCCGCGGTAGCTGGTCTGCTGCTGCGAGACGCGGCCGGCGCCGTCGTAGCTGACGGCGGTGGTGGCGCTGAAGCCGTTGACGCTGCGCGTGATGCTGCTGATGCGGCCCTGGGCGTCGTAGCCGAAGCTTTCGCTGGTGGCGCCGTTGGCCGGGCCCAGCGCGATGTGCTCGGGATTGAGCTTGACGTTGACGCCGGCCACGCCATTGACGCTGGCCACCTTGCCTGTGCTCAGGGCCTGGGTCGCGGTCTCCAGCTGCTCTATGCGGCGGGCCACGATGTCCATGGCGTCCTGCACGCCCTGGGAGCTGGCCTTGGTGTCGATGAGCTGGCGCGCTGCGGTCAGCGCCTGGTCCACGTCCTGCACGGCCTGGCGCAGGCGCAGCACGTCGTCTTCCAGGCGGTTGTCGGGGTGGGGCAGGGGCCAGCCCTGCGCTGTCTTGTCGTCGTGCAATGTCATATCACGATGGCTCGCAGGTTGGTGACCTGGGGACGGGCGCCGTGGCTGCCCGTGAGGACCAGGCGGACACGCAGGCGCTCGGCGCTGATGCCGGTGAGGCGGTAGCTCAGCTCCAGCACGCCTGCGGTCTGGGGGCTGGTGCTCAGGTAGGGCACGTTGGTCCAGGCGCTGCTGCCTTCGGCCTGCATCTGCACGGCCAGGGCGCTGCCGGCGGGCAGTACGGCCTCGGCCACCACGTTGAGCGTGACGTTGGTGCCGGCGTTGATGGCGGGGCTGATGTAGTCGCCCGTGGCCTGCAGGCTGCCGGCCACCAGCTGCATGCCCGGCAGCAGGTGGGCCGCGTGGTTGGTGTTGCCAGAGAGCTTGGCGCGCACGGCCACGTTGCCGCTGTAGCGGCTGGCCAATTGCACGGGCTGCCCTGCAGCGGCCTCGAGCGTGGTGCCGTCCTCCAACTGCATGGCGAAGACCAGTTGCGCGTCGGCCGCGGGCAGCATGGCGCCGGCCTGGACCATGAGGTCGGTGGCGTCCTGCACGGCGATGCTGCCCAGCTCGATGGTGCGCGTGTTGGCCGTGTGTTCGGTCGCCAGCAGCTCGAATGCCATGTCGCGTGTCTGGTGCGGTGTCCAGGTGCTGGCGTTGCTGCTGGACAGCAGCACGCCCACGCTGTAGGGCTGGCTGGTGACCCACTGGGCACGTGCGGCGTCCCAGCCGCCCAGCTCGGCCACAGCCAGGGCCGTGGTGTTGTCGTTGGTCAGCACGACGATGGCGTATTCGACACCGGACTCCAGCAACGCAGGTGCCCATTGCGCCTGGGTGGGCTTGGCGCCAGCGATGTCGGCCTGGATCTGTGCGGGCTTGAGCACGCATTCCGCCAGGATGCTGCGCGATGGCACACCGCCGGTGACTTCGCGCAGCTGTACCTGCACATCCTTGTCACCCACGGTAGAGAACCACAGGCGCGTGCCGCAGATCTCCCGGGTGGAGCTCAGCGTGAACGTCTGGGCCAGCGGGTCGTAGATCTGGACAGTGATCTTGGACACGCTGCGTTCGAGCAGTTGGCCCTGGCCGGTGAAGACGGCTTCGGCGTGGCTGCCGGCGCGGCCTGTGAAGCGCACGCTCTTGGTGCCCGAGGGCACGCCCGCCGGGATCTTGAACTTGCCCTTCAGGCCCTGGGCCGTGGCCACGAGCGTGCCGCCTGCCAGCGGCTGGGGCGTGACGGCAATGCCGCCGAAGATCAGCTCGGTGAGGGTTTCGCCCAGCGGGAAATCCAGCCAGAACTGCACCTCGATCTGCCGCAGATGCTCCAGTGCCGAAGTGGACTCGGACAGCAGCTTCTGGGTCTCCGTGGGACGCGCCTGGCTGGGTGTGAGCCAGACCAGGATGGGGTTGGCCCACTGGGTCTGCACGTCGGTCCAGTAGTCCACGGCGGGTGTCAGAGTGGCGGCACTGGGCAGAACGTCGAAGGCGCCGTATGGGTTGACCAGCATGGTGCCGGTGCGCCCCAGCTGGCCCAGCACGGACACGGCCTGGTAGGGCGTGGTCTGGGGCGTGGTGATGTCGGTGCCGATCTGGTACAGCGCGGCGTTCATGGGCAGCTGCAGCTGTCCGCCCAGGATATGGGCGCTCTGGCTGCGCCCCGCATCGCGCAGGCCGTTGTCCAGCATCGGATCCGCAAACAACCCCTTCTTGACCCCGCTGTGCCGCCCCGACACGTCCACCGACAGCCGCAGCTCGGCCAGGTCGGCGTAGATGGTCTGGATGTGGTCCTGGTAGGCCTTGAGGGTCTGCATGGGCACGACGCGCACGGCGTCCTGGTCCACGCGGCGGTTGCTGTCCCAGCTTTGGTAGACCGAGGCCAGGGCCAGGGTGCCGCTGGGTGCGGTCGGAACCTTGGGCGACCAGGCGGCGGGCACGCCGGGCACCCACTGCAGCTGGCCTTCGCTGTTGAGCACCAGGCGGTCGTAGCGGCGCAGCGCGTAGTGGTAGCTGACCAGCACCAGGGTGTCCTTGAGCGCGCCTTCCACGGTGAAGCCCGTGGAGTCCACGGCCGTGGGCGTGGCGTTGAGCATGTACTGGTAGGTGACCTGGTAGGTGCTGCCGGGAACGGGCTCGGCGCCCGAGGGGCTCCAGTCGATCTGGCCGCCCACCAGCTTCCAGTCCGTGCCCTGCACGTAGGTGGTGCCGGCCTGGACCACGCTGTCCACGGCCAGCACGGCGTTGTCGGGCAGCGGGTCGGCCGCGCCCGTGAAGCCGCCGTGCGTGAGCGTGACGGTCTTGCGCGCCTGCACGCGCACCTGGGGCGTGCCGACAGCGGGCTGGCGGTCGAAGCGGATGCGCTGGGCGGCCGTGCCGGCCGAGGTGTGGGGCTCGCTGTCCACGAAGAACAGGTCGGGCTTGGCCTCGTAGACCAGGCGGCGGCTGGCACCCAGTTCCAGCGGATGGCCGTTGACGCGGGCGGCGCCCTCGCGCACGGTGTAGACCTGCTGGCCGGTGGCCAGGTCCTCGCCCATGATCACGTCCAGGCCGCGCACCACGTAGGTGCCGCCCGCGCTGTCGCGGTCATAGCGGGCCAGGGCCTGGGTGACGGCGTCGATGTTGGGCGGCGGCTCCTTGGGCATGACGGAGCCGTCGATGATGGTCCACACGGGATAGAAGGTGCCGGCCGTGCCGTCGCCCTGCGCACCCCAGACCAGGGTGACGCGCTCGCGCAGCGCCCCGGGCTCGCCATAGCCGCGCGTGCCGGCGGCGGGGTTGAGCAGCTCGGGGTCCTGCAGCTCGGTGACGGTGTCGGTCTGCAGGTAGGCGCCCACGTAGACCGTGCCCACGGTGGCCACGGTGAGCGTGCCCGGCGTGATGCCGCGCACGGCGCCGGCCACGTAGAGTGCGCCGGCCTCGATGGTGGTGGCGCCCGTGTCCGCGGAGGTGATGCACTGGCAGCCGCGGACGATGTCGCCCTCCTTGAACAGCACATCGGTGATGCCGCGCAGGCGGTGCTGCTGCATGCTCTGCAGCTCGTTGAGTTCGGCCGATTGCAGCACGCGGTCGGCCGCGAACTGCAGCCTGTCGTAGCGCTTGCCGGCGTCGAAGCGGTCGTAGATCTTGGTCTGGCTCATGGGGTGCCGTTCAGAAGGGGAGGATGATTTCTTCGACCTGGCGCACGCTGCCGCTGCGCAGGATTCGGGGGCGGCGCTCCAGCGTGTACAGCTCGCCCTTGCCGGTCAGCTGGCTGGCCAGCACCCAGCGCTGGCCGGGCGGCACGTCCGTGGCGACCTGGGTGCCGAAGAACACGCCCATCTCGCGCACGTCCTCGCCCTTGGCATCGTCGAAGCCGAAGGCCGCGCGCAGGTAGACGAAGGTGGTGGGTGTGTCGCTGACGCTGTAGCGCGCGCCGCTGGGCAGCTCGATCTCGCCGTTGTCGTCGGGCCGCGCAAAGCGCACCTCGGTGACAAGGCGGCGGCCGATTTCGTCGACCAGGGCGTTGGCGGTGATGGGTTCGGGCTCGGGCGCGGCGTCCCAGGCGGGCAGGCCGCGGCCCCAGGCGATGTGAATGGTCTGGGCGGCGACGGCCTTGGCGAGGGCGATGCGGCCCGCTTGCTGCAGAACTGCCATGTTCAGGGTTCCTCGGGTTCTTCGGTGGTGGTGGTGCGGGTTTCGAAGGATCGGCGCCAGGGCGTGCTGTCCCAGCGTCCGGTCCAGGTACGGGTGTTGTCGTGCGGGCGCTCGGTGCTGGCCCAGGGGTGCAGGCTGGCCAGGGCCAACGGTGCGGGCGCCGTCCAGGCGCTGTGGGTGGCCATGGCCTGGGCGGGAATGGGCCGCAGCGGTGCGTAGTAGGCGGGCTCGCCCGTGGTGGTGGCGTTGACTTCGGTGATGCCCAGGCTGGCGTCGATCAGGATCTCGCTGTCCAGCGTCCAGGCATCGAGCAGCATGCGGTCGGCATAGGTGGCGATGGTGGTGACGCGGAACAACTGGGCCGTGAGCACGCCGTCCGAAGGCGGTGCCTCGGTGCCGGTGCGACGGGGCAGGCCCTGGCTGAGCTTGACGGGTTCGCCATACGGCGACACATCGATCCAGGTGCCGCTGTCGTTGTCCAGCATACCGGCGTCCAGGCCCGGGCCGTGGTCCAGCCGCAGCGGGCGCAGGTCGTGGCCGTGGAAGACGCGGTAAAAGCGCACGTGCGCCGGCAGGCTGGCGCGCACCACATGGGCCACGCTGGCGAGCTCTGCGTCGCCGATGATGCGGCCCAGGTCCAGGTGCAGCCAGGCACC